TGTATTGGTTCTACACAAGAAGAAGTTGTAGAAGGTGATCAACAAGCACTTACGGAATATTATAATGCTGATACCAATGAAGATGATCCAATGTTAACATTCATACATGGTATTGTTTCGTCAATGGATCAATGTGGTCAAATTAATCGAAGACGAGTAAATCCAATCCTTAAAAATGATGTTGTTGAATATTATAAAAAGAATTTAATGAGTTTTAGAGCTTTTAATTTAATTAAAACTATGAAAGGAACAACAATGAATTTTGATGATTGGTTAGAATCATATATACGTTGTATGGTTCGTGGATATTCTAATAATGTCTATGATATTGAAGAAATCGCTGTTAGTAAACTAACAGGTTTACAATTAGCATGTGCACGTCGTTTAGCAAGTGCAAAACAACTAATTACGTTAGTTAGACCTAGTACTAGTGAACAGGATTATAAAACGATATTAGAAGAGATCGAAGAATATCTAAATTTCGAAGTTAATATCTTGGAATATGATGTAGCCACATTAGCAATGGCTAAGATTGTCCTAAATGAAATACCTTCTATCATTAAGGAAAGTTCTTGGAAGAACGTATATCCATGGATAATGTCTTTAAGAAATAAAATTACAGGTTTAATGTTTGTAGAACATATGGATATGTATCCGACAACCTTAACGGAATTCTTAACCACATTAGACGTATGGCAAGTTGAAGACATCCAAGGATTCAGATCATATTATGTACAACCTACTCTTTTTATTAAAAGAAATAAGGGTATATATGCTTGGTCACCTATGATAGAAAAAGGTAGAAGATTCGTTAAAGTTGATGCTCAGTTTAGAGCAATTAGGGACAATCTTAAAACGCATATATCAATTCAAGCAGGAGAAGCTATTTCTCCCACTCAAATTAGGTATATGCAATATTCCGGAGCTCCACAAAACGGGTATCCGCTCTCTTATCAATCACACATAGATTGGTTAGATCTGCTAAGAGAGAGTGAGTATAGACCACATAGTCTGGACCACTTTGAACGAATCCAATATGTATGGCGAAAACTCAAAAATCCACAACCGGAAATAACCCCAGAAACTATAGCTTTTCTCGATTCGTTGAAGAAAGAAAATAAACTGGGTAACTTGTGTAAAGAAGTTAAAGATAAAATTTCTGATGAAGTTAAAATAAAATACCAGAATTTATCTAACTACTATGCCAGGTTGACGCAAAATGGAATGGGTACTCTTTTATCATTATTATCGAGATTAGGTATACCTGTTTCAGAATATTGGAATAATTTACTTATTGAAAATGCACCAGTCATTACAACAGCAGTGGTTGCTACTATAACAACTCTGATATTTTTAGCGGTAGTTAAAATGTTCAAATATGGAATAGAAGGTGAACAGCAAAGTAAAGCAGAAAA